GTATTATACCTGCCCATATAGTACCCTCACACACTCTGAGAGCCATGTATGAACAGCGATAGCCTAGCCCTCATGTCTCATATAAACGTGCTTCGAGAAGGCGTTGTAGGCGGCTCTGACGAGGCCTCACGGCTTGAGAGTGCTGTGCTGCTTATAGACATTTACGAGCAGATCCTTGAGAAGCTTGAGATAGTTGATTTCCCTGAGCCGGAGGTTAGGCACTAATGCACATTGAGATCCCTTATCAGCCGAGGCCATTGCAGCTGGCGTTGCACGATGAGATGCAGGAGAAGCGTTGGGGCGTTGTTGTTTGCCACCGTAGGTTTGGCAAGACGGTTTGGGCGATTAATCATATTCTTCGCCATGCGTTAATGTCTGATAAGCCGAACCCCCGGTATGCCTATATGGCACCCACCTATCGTCAGGCAAAGAATGTAGCGTGGGATTATATAAAACAGTTTGCTGGTAAGATCCCTGGCGTTAAGTTCCATGAGACTGAATTGCGTTGTGACCTGCCTAACGGGGCTAGGATAAGCCTGTTGGGCGCTGAGAACCCTGATAGCCTTCGTGGTATTTATCTTATGGGTTGTGTGATGGACGAGGTTGCTGACATGCCTGAGAGCGTGTTTCCAGAGATCTTGCGTCCTGCTCTTTCGGACCACAAGGGCTTTTGTATTTTCGTTGGAACCCCGAAGGGTCACAATGCTTTCTTTGATTATTATGAGCAGGCGGCTGCTAGTGATGATTGGTTAGCTGCTGTGTACAAGGCTAGTGAGACTGGGATCTTAGATGATGAAGAGTTAGCTGCTGCTCGGGAGATGATGAGCGCGGATCAGTATGCTCAGGAATTTGAGTGCAGCTGGAACGCGAATGTTCCTGGCGCTATCTTTGGTAAGGAGCTTGAGGCTTCTCAGTTGGAGGGTCGGATCACGAATGTTCCGTATGATCCTTCTGTGAAGGTTGACACCTGGTGGGATCTTGGCGTTGGGGACTCTACAGCAATTTTCTTCACACAGACTGTTGGGCGTGCTATACATGTGATAGATTACTATGAAGCGAGGGGCGAGGGACTGCCGCATTATTGCAAGGTTCTTAGCACAAAGCGTTATCTGTATGGCGATCACAATGCGCCTCACGACATCGAGGTGAGGGAGTTGGGGTCAGGTAAGAGTAGAAGAGAAGTGGCTTGGGATCTTGGTTTGAATTTCAGAGTAGTGCCAAAGCTGCCGGTGGAGGATGGACTTCATGCGGCTAAACTTCTTATTCCCCGTGTATGGTTTGATCGTGAGAAGTGCAAACATGCTCTTGAGGCGTTGCGTCAGTATCATCGAGCGTATAACGAGCGTTCTAGGACGTTTAGGGCGTCACCTGTTCACGATTGGTCGAGCCACTGCGCAGATGCTTTTCGGTATCTGGCTGTTGGTCTTAGAGAGAGTAGGGGCGACACTAGAGCGCCTCAGAGGCAAGCTTTGATGGATTACGATCCATTTGCGGCGTAGGAGATAGAATATGGCAGTAGCTATTCCACTTTTAGCTGGCGCGGGTGCGGGTTTTACGGCTGCGGCGCTTGGCGCTACCACGGCTGTTTCCGTTGGCGTTGGTGCAGTAACGGCTGTTGCGGTTAATTCAATGATGAACCAGCCGCAACCTCAAGCGATGGCTGTTCCAGATGTTCCTGCTGTTGATACTGTTGCAACGGATACAACGGCGGTAGACACTAGCGCAGCCACTGGTGGCGCGGATACAACAATCAATGATGTTGTTGCTGTTCAGGACACTGTTGCTTCTACGGCAGACACTACGGTTGATAACACTGTTTACACTCCCGCGACTTCTACTGGAACGGCTGCTGCTGGAACGGCAACAGCTGCTGCTGCCAGTGCAGTTAGCCAGGGGCCGGCGGAAGACGAGGCTATAAGCTTCTATGAGAGGGGCAGGCAGTCCACAATCCTCACAAGCGCGCAAGGGCTGTTATCAGATAGTGGTGCAGCGGTGTCTATGTTGCGTCAACGGCGGGGACTTACAGGCACGGGGTTGATAGCATGATGAACCGTAAGCCAAAAAACATTGCCGGAGTGATGGGCAAACGCTCGTCACAGCCTGCAAAGATGAATAAAGCTGCCTCTATTGACCCAATCGAGCGCCTAAATCAGCGTATGGCTGGTCGCACTGAGGGCGGCAACAAGTCTAAGAAGCGCAAAAGTTTAATGAATAGTTATGGGATGGCATAGTAATGGCTGAAGTATTGCCGATGATAACGCAGTTAGACCGCAGATATAAAACATTGCAGTCACAGCGATCCCAATGGGAAAGCCATTGGCAGGAGTTGGCAGACTATATGCTGCCTCGTAAGGCTGATATTACCAAGAAGCGCACACAGGGAGACAAGCGCACAGAGCTTTTGTACGATGGTACAGCTGTTCATGCTGTTGAGTTGCTTGCGTCTAGCTTGCATGGCATGTTGACCAGCCCTAGCACACCTTGGTTTTCTATGCGTTTCCGTGACCCTATGCTGCAACAAAGTGACGCGGCAAACGAATGGCTAGAAACCTCTATAGATCAGATGTACCAGGCGTTCCATCGCTCTAATTTCCAGCAAGAGATCCACGAATTGTATTATGATCTCGTTGTTTTTGGTACAGCTGCGTTTTACGTTGAGGGTGCAGACGATGGTTTGCGTTTTTCTTCGCGTCATATTGCTGAAATTTGCATTTCTGAGAACTCAGAGGGCCGGGTTGATACGGTTTATCGCAAGTTCAAACTGACTGCGCGGGCCATTGCTATGCAATTTGGTGAAGAAAACTGCCCGGTTGAGGTTAAGAAAGATCTAGAGAAAGACCCTTACAAGGAACATTCTATTGTTCACGCGGCATACCCACGGTTAGAGGCCAAAGGTCGGGCCAAAAAGAACAAGCCTATAGCTTCTATTTACTATACGGCAGACACTAGACAGCTTCTTTCCGAAAGCGGGTTTGATGAATTCCCGTTTATGGTCACTCGTTTTGTAAAAGATAGCGTTTCAACGTATGGCCGTAGCCCCGCAATGAACGCGCTGCCTGATACTAAGATGCTTAACAAAATGTCTGAGACCACTATCCGTGCTGCTCAGAAACAGATTGATCCGCCTCTCATGGTTCCCGACGATGGGTTTATGCTGCCGGTTCGGACTACACCTGGCGCTTTAAACTTCTACAGATCTGGCACACGCGATCGTCTTGAGCCATTGCAGATTGGCGCGAACAACCCGCTCGGCCTAAACATGGAAGAGCAGCGCCGCAATGCAATTCGTCAGGCGTTCTATGTCGATCAGCTGTTGATGTCTAATGGCCCTGCCATGACTGCAACAGAGGTGTTGCAGAGGAATGAAGAGAAGATGCGGCTACTTGGGCCAGTTCTCGGTAGACTCCAGGCCGAGTTGCTGCAACCGCTAATCTCTCGATCCTTTGCACTGCTCCTTCGGTCTGGGCTCCTTCCACCCGCACCGGAGGAGCTACAAGGCCAAGACATTGACATTGAATACGTTTCTCCGCTGGCTAAGGCGCAGAAGATGACTGACTTGCAGTCTATGCTTCGTGGCTTTGAGGTGTTGTTGCAGATGCAGCAGATTGCTCCTGTTATGGATTATCTTGATGATGATAAGCTTGTGCAGTACCTGGTCGAAACGACTGGTATTCCAGCGCGTGTTATTCGCAGCGACACGGAAGTTAGCGATCTGCGGCGTCAGCGCGCTGAGGCTCAGGCCCAGCAAGCGCAACAACAGCAGGAAATGATGCTTGCGGAGCAAGCCCAGAAAGCTGCGCCTATGGCGGAAGTTGTTTCTAATGCTAGGGAGCGCGGTCAGATATGAACAAGGTAGAGCAATTAAAGTTAGCTTATCGTCGGACCTTTGGGACAGATGATGGCGCGCAGGTTTTAGGTGATCTCAAAAAGCGGTTTAGCTTTGAGACAACCACTTTTGTTTCTGGCGATCCACATCAATCAGCGTTTGCAGAGGGTCAACGAGCAGCAGTGCTTACTATCGTCAGAATGTTGGCCGAAGAACGCAGTCCCGAACAGGAAAACAAATGAACGAAGAGACAACCCTAGATACAGGATCTCAAGAAGTCGCGGATGCAGTAGTAGCTGAGTCGGTAGCAACTGAGCCTGTAGTGGAACAAACGCAAGCTGCACCTGAGCAAACGGGTAGCTGGCTTGATGGACTTGAGGAAGAGTACAAAAGTAACCCGCTCATTAATAAGTGGGAGTCCTTGAATGATTTTGCAAAAACGCACCTTAACGCGCAAAAACTTATTGGCGCAGACAAGATTGCTATACCAGGTAAGGCTGCTACAGCCGAGGAATGGCAAAGCGTTTACCAACGGTTAGGCGCTCCCGAAGATCCGAACCAGTACGAGTTAGAGCAAACGGATGTTTTTGACGAAGGTTCATTCACTGCTTTTAGAAACAAGGCTTATGAAATCGGCTTGTCTAATAAGCAGGCGCAGGAGATTGCGGGCTTGTATCAGGATCAGATAAATGCTGGCCGAGAAGCTTTAAATCAACGTGCAGAGGAAGCTAGGTTTAGCGGTGAGCAAGAGTTGCGCCAAGAGTTTGGGCAAAACTTTGAGAAAAAGCTTACTCAAGCACAGGCTGCGGCGCGCACGGTTATGGGTGACACTGAAATATTTGACCAGATTCAACTAGCAGACGGGCGCGTATTGGGCGATCACCCTGCTATTATTAGAACATTCTCCCGCATGGCAGAAATGCTAGGAGAAGATGGCTTGGTCGGAGAACCGACCGAGGTTGTTATGAGCTCTCAGGATGCGCAAAAGCTCATTCAAGAACATATGCAACCAAATACGCCATACACAGTTGCAGGTCATCCAGGCCATGACGCGGCAGTAGCCGAGGTCTTGCGTTTGCGTGGCTATGTATAGTGGACAACCGAAAGGCCCACGCCGACAAACCTGTGCGTCAGGTGGACTAGCTGCCCTAAGCAGCAGCAAGGCCTCTTCGGAGATAACCATGCGTAGCAAACATAAACTTAATCTGTAGGAGAGACCAAATGTCTACTCAAATTACTACGGCTTTCGTCCAACAGTTCTCTGCGAACATCCAAATGCTGTCACAGCAAATGGGTTCTCTGCTGCGCAATGCGGTAGATGTGGAAAGCGTAAACGGCGAGAAAGCCTTTTTCGACCAAGTGGGATCAGCAGCTGCTATCCTGCGCACTTCCCGTCATGCGGATACACCGATTGTGGACACACCACATTCACGCCGTATGGTTACTATGTCTGACTATGAG